TCAACAAAAAATTTATAGAAGTATTGCCAAATGAAAGAGTTTTTTTCGATGAACCAATAGCCATCTGGAAGCGCAACGGCGATGTCATGAGGAGGTATGAGGTATGAAAAAACAAAGATTACTTAAAAAAGCAATAAGAATTATCTGTCTACAAAAAGGAATCTCATACGATGATGTAGCCTCTACCATATGCCAAAGGAATAGGAGGATGTTATGAAGAAGTTATTTATTTTAATTATATTATTCACTTTATTAGGTTGCTCTACAGAGCACTTTACCGAGTCTACCGAAGAGCCTACTACCGAGCAACCGACTTATACTACCATAGATCAATTAGATAAGTTCCTTGTTAACAATGATATAACGCATGACTTATCTTTACAATTACTTGATGACAGGGCAGTTGATTATATTGTGATATTATCTTTTATTGATAAAGAGATTCAAGATTATAACGACTTACAAGAGCCGACCAGTGAGCAGACCGAGCGTTACGAGTTCTATTTGCTTATGCAGATACATTATCGCAACCTTTTAAAGAGGTCGTTAGCCAATGACTAAAATACACTTGTGTGCTAAATTATATGCTAAAGGTTTGACTATGAAACAAGTCGCTGATAGGACTAACCTATCTAAAGCCTTTGTGCAGAGAGCCTTGCAACAAGTTAGTGTTGACACTTATTACAGGCAACTAATTAGTCAGTGTGTAAAAGATTTAAGGAGTGGTATTGTTTGTTATTGCTTCACTGATGAGCAACTCAAGGATATTAAGAGATTATACCCTACCTTAAATCATACATATAATGGTGTTGGATACACCTTGTATCCATGAAAGAACTTAATTTACAAAAGTTAATCATGCTCGATGCATCCAAGCAAGGTTGGTTAGTCTACCACTTCAATCCAGGAGGTGCATTGAGACCAGATGGCTTCTATTTCAATTCAGGCGTCCCTGAAGGGTGGCCTGATCTAATAGTTATCACTAGTAAGAATACTTACTACCTTGAATTAAAGACGCCAAAAGGTAGGTTATCTAAAGAGCAAAAGAAGTTTCAACAATTATTACCTAACCACAATGTTGTAAGGTCAATTGAACAATGGAATCAACTGAAAGGCACTCTCGTTTGAGTGTCTTTTTCTATCGACTAGGTGATTATGTAACCGTTTTCATAGACTGACCCAAACATAACGATATATAACCTTTGTTATGTTATTTATTTGTAATCATAAAAAAAATATAAAAGTCATTTCATTTTGAAAAAGTTTTGCTAAAAATGGCCTAAACCCTGTAAACCATGTATTTATGCCTAAATCTAGCCGTAAAACTGTGTCAATATTTTAAGGGTCTATTTTTTAACTTTACATAGTTTACATAGTTTAAGGTCTATTTCTATAAACTATTACATGAGAAAAAAATATATAAAAAGTTACTGAAAAACGGCCTAAACTGTGCAAACCCTGTAATTGGCCTATATTTAGCCCTTAATGGCACTTTTTACTTTTTTACTATAAATTTATCACTTTTTTTGGTATAATTTAAGTGTGAAATTGAAGCGTTATCGGACTCCAAAAAAAATAGGAGGTTTGTTTATGACCGATAAAGGTGGAAGACCAAGAAAATTTACACCAGAAACAATGAAAAAAAGATTAGATGAATATTTTGACAAAACACCAGTAGAAGATATAACACTTACTGGTCTTTGTATTTGGCTTGATATATATAAAGACACTTTTTATAACTATGCTAAACGCAAAGATTATAAAGATATGATAAACATGGCTCGTATGCGTGTAGAGAATTCTTATGAAGTATCGCTAAAACGCAACGGTCGAGCAGGAGACATATTTGCACTTAAGAACTTTGGTTGGACCGACAGACAAGAAGTCGCTTACTCTGAACAACCAACTCCAACGGTGATTGTGGATGACTCCGAAGAAGATTAAGATTAGTGAGATAGTAGGACAACCGCATTTAAAACATTTTAATGACAAGCGGACTATCCATCAAATAGATAAGGGTGGAAGATTGTCAGTTAAGTCATCAAAGAACGAAATAAAAATACCTTTTCTTTTCCTTTCCGATCCGACAGCCGAAGCGGTCGTTGTGCGTAAGGTCTACAAAGACCATAGAGATACAACGTTCGCTGGGCTTAAGATTGGGTTTGAGAGGTTAGGTTGGAAATTAAGGTCACACGAGAACTATCCAGTCGGCAAGAACGCAACGTTATGGATGCAGACCAATCAAGGCAACTATATCCATTTCGTAGGTTTGAACGACTATGAATCAAGTAAAGGTGCTAGACCGACCAAGTTAGGTAATAAGATAAAAATATTGTGGTTATTTGAGATAACGCAGTATGATAGTGAACAAGAAATGAATAACGTTATATCAAACTATGTCCGCGAACAAAAGGACTGGTTTATTATATTATATGAGTTCAACCCACCACCAAAGACTAGCCATTGGGTCTATGATTGGCTTAAGAAGATGGAACAGCGTGTAGGTAGAGACACATATATCAACCATACTAACTATAACGACTTGCCGAGTTGGCAACAGAGCGAATGGTTAGGCGACATAGCGTTAGCAGAGATAGAGGCAATGAAAGAGATAGACTATGAACAATATAAGTCAATCTATCTAGGCTTACCAGCCAATCTATCTGGGTCAGTGTATAAGAAGTTCAATGAGCAAGTGCACGTTGACAACGTTAACAGAGACCCTAACGAGTATGTTAAGTTCAGTGTTGGTGTTGACTACGGTGAGACCGATGCGACTGTATTCACTCTATTTGGCATTCTAAAGGGTTATAAGGGTGCTAGAGTGTTAGACACCTATTATCATAAAAACGGTGTCAGCAAAGGAGATAAGGGCATTGAGGAGTATGCTGAAGACTTCTTTGACTTTATGGAGGACTATTGGTTAGAATTTGGTAGACCGTTAAAGGTATATGTGGATAGTGCTAACAAGACCTTCTGGAAATACTTAAGAAAAGAGAAGATAAGGCGTGGTATAGGGCGCTTTACGATACAACCAGTTAATAAGAGTATTAGGCATAAGAAAGAGACTGATGCGATAGAAGAGCGTATTCAGATAACGAACTTAATGTTTGGTGCTGATTATTTATTGATTGATAAAGGTAACAAAGAGTTAATTAGAGCCTTGAACGAGGCTGAAAGAGATAAGAATGATAACCGTAAAGATGATTCAACTACTAATGTTGACAGTCTGGACAGTTTCGAGTATTGTTTCCTTGATGATATTATAATGATTGAGAACGCAATATTGAGACAAAAAGGTTTTGAAAGGAAGGCGAAAGAATGGCAGGATACTTACAAGATATAATCAATGCGAGTAAGAGGCATGGTTTTAATCCTATCGTTGGTGACATCGATAAGAAACAGGCTGAATGGCTAAGTTGGTATCGTGGAGATGTCAACAACTTCCATACATTTAAGAAGTCAATCAACGGACAGCAAAGAGAGTTCGAGCGTATGACAATGAATATGCCGAAGAAGTTATGTGAAGACTGGGTCAGTCTCATTTGGAACGAAAAATGCGAGATTAAGATTGAGAACGCTGACACGGCTAAAATAGTCAAGAACGTATTATATGACAACAACTTCGAGACACAGTTCGCTAACCTATTGGAATTGGCGTTCGGTATGGGCATGGGCTATATGATCGAGTATCTAGAAGAAGATGTCACAAAGATAGACTTTATCAACTTTCAAAACGGCTTTCCGTTGCAATGGGACAATGGTAGACTAACAGCGTTAGTGACATATACGGTCAACAAAAAAGATGATAATTATGTGTCACATTTGATATATCACACAATAAAAAATGGTATATATACTGCCGAGCATAAGGCATATATTAGTGAGAAGAAAGGGTCGCTTGGTGAAGAAGCACCGTTAGAGTTAGTGTATGATGGTGAGCCGAAGATGGAATTTGAAGTGCCATATCCGTTCTTCCAAATCATTAAGCCAAACGTTAACAATCAACACGATATTAATTCACCATTAGGTGTGAGTATATACTCGGCAATGTTAAGTTACTTTAAGAACGTTGATGTGTTGTTCGATGTTTATCAAAACGAAGGCTTGAATAACAAGACACGGATTGTCTTATCGAGTGAATTTGCTGGGACAAAGATGGTCGTTGATGAGGCAACAGGCGAGGCAAGATATGTTAGATATCTTGATGACCAAGATACTGCTATTGAGGTCTATCCAATGGAGAACGTTGGCGATAAACAAAAGCCAGTCGAGTTCTTTCAAGGCAAATTCCAATTCGACCAATTGGGCTTGGCAATAGACAAGTTAGTTAAGTTGATAGGCTTTAGAGCGAGTCTAGGTAAGAACTTCTATGCATTTAGCGAAGAAGGGGTTAACTATCAAAATGAGAAGTCAGTCATCACATCTAACAATGACACATATAGAACGAAGAAGAAGCACGAGCAAGTATTAGGCGAGGCTATCAAGCATATGATATATGCCATATTAGAGTTAGAGAGTGTTGCTGGTCGTTATAATGGAGACATTGAGCAAGAGCAAATAGAGATAGTGTTTGATGATAGCATCGTAACTAATGATGAGCAAATAAAAGAAGATATGTTTATGTTGGCTGATAAGGGTATGATACCTAAATATAAAGTTGTGGCTAAAGTAATGAACTTAAGTGATGATGAGGCTAAAGAGTTGGTTGACAATGCGTTGGCTGACATCACAGCCGAGCAAAAACGTTATACGGAATCATATACATTAGAAGATGAAAACGATAGACAGACTGAATAGAGCCTTACAACAAATTATAGCCAATGACAGTCAACAAGTTAGGATAGAGCGTGAGATAACTAAACGCCTAGTCAATGAACGACCACAGACAAGTGAGGCCATAGAGCGTATAATAACTAGCGTTGACAAGAGCCTTAAGAACAAGGCTAAATTATATGTAGTGTTAGCGCAAGTGCGTTCGATATTGAGAAGAGACAGTGCTAAAAAAGAGTTCGTAGCAGTCGCAGGGTTAATGGCAATGTATAGTATCAAAGCACCTGAACTATTCGTTAAGAAGATGTATGATATGTCTAATGGCAAAGTTGCCAAGAGAGCAAGGTTAATATGGAACGAGTTTGAGTTATCTAACGAGACTAATGTCAACAAGGCCGTTAGGGCGAACGTTAGGACTAAAGTCAAAGGTGCTAGTCTAACTTATAGAGACTTGAACAAAGCTTTAGAGAAGGGTATAGAGCCTGATAAGTTATTGAGACAGACTAACGAAGAGTGGAAGGTCAAGCGAACGTTAAGGACTGAAGCACACGAACAAGCAGAGATAGCGAGTATAGAGGTGCATGAGGCCGAAGGATACACGCACAAGGTATGGCGCACACAAGGTGATAAGGTTGTAAGAGACACGCCTTGGCATAACGCGGTCAAGGGTAAGACTGTGCCGATAGGTAGTCTATTTAGGGCAGGGGGCTTAAGAGCCAATCATCCAGGCGATATGTTGTTGCCAGTGGGTGAGAGAGTAAATTGTAGATGTTATTTAGAGTATGTTAAGCGATCATAGTTAGGGAGTGGCTAGGTTGCTGATATAGGTTGCTGGTCAACCATAAACCAGGTAAGGTGGCTCACACCTAAAAAATGGAGGTATTGATATGAAAAAAGAAGAACTACAAAAATTGATGCAGGGGTTTACAACCGAAGATGGTCAAGTAGACTGGGACAAAGTCGTCGAAGGTGTTAATGAAGAGGTTAATAATGTTGTGGCTAAAACACAAGACAAAGCCAAACAAGATGCTCGTAAAGAGTTCTTGGCAACGTTTGAAGTTGAGAACACTGAAGATTTAATCAAGAGACTTGATGAGGCTAAACAAGCCAAAGAGTCTTTGACTAAAACACAAGGTGAGTTGACTAACTTACAACGCAAAGAGGCGTTATATAGTCAAGGTATCACTGACCCTGATAGGGTAGATTATATTTTATTCAATGTGAACAAGAGAGTTAATGATGAGACAAGTTTTGAAGATGCATTCACAAAATATCGTGAAGAGAAACCAGACTTGTTTAAGAAAGAGCCAATCACAATGAATAGAAGAACTCAAAGTAAGACACCACCTGAAGAGCCAGGTTATAGAGCCAAACTGAAGGAGAAACACCCTGATTTAGATTAAAAAAAATTAGGAGGATAAAAATATGTCAATTTTACTACCAACAAACGGAACACATGATTTAAGAATTAGATATGCACAAGATATTAAACAAATTAAACGTAAAGAGAATGTGGTTAGAAACCTATTCCAAAGAGATTATGAAGGTGACCCTAAAGGTGGCGCTGTCAACATTCCAACACGCGATACTGAAGTTACGGTTGCTAACTATGATGTAGTGAGTGGTGTGTCATTAACGACTTCAGCAACATCATATACACAAGTATTAGTTGACCAAAACGTTGCAGTCAATGAACTTATTGATGGTTATGAGGCATCAGCAGTTCCAGATAATTTAATCGCTCAACGTATTGATTCAGCAGCGTTCTCATTAGGGCGTAATCAAGAGTTATATGCAATTAGTGTATTAGAAGATGGTGCAACAGCAGAGGCAACGACTACTGAAACAACAGCAGACAATATGTATAAAACTATTTTAGCATCTATTGCTAACGTAAGAAAATTAGGTGTTAACATTAATGATATTAAAGTTATTATCCCATCAAGCACTTGGGAAAAATTACTTACTGACACTAAATTCTCTAACACAGCATCAACCATTGGTGCAGAGTTAGTAAGAGAAGGTGTTGTATCTAAAATTGGTGGTGCAATGGTTTATGTATCTGATAACTTAATGGTTGAAGACACTGAATATGAAGCAGGTCAAGATACGACTACTGAATATATCGTGTTCGCAACACCATGGGCGCAAACTGTTGAAGACTGGAAAGTATTACCATCAATTAATGATTTAAAAGATGGAAAACACATTGGTGCATCTGCATTACAAGGTAGAATGGTCTATAAAGATACATTGTTAGATTCAACTACTGCAAGAATTAAATTGTTACAAGCAGCATCAGTTTAATAATTAAATAAGGAGGATTCATAAATGGAAACAAAAATTATTAGACACGTAAGGACTGGGCAAATCAAAGAAATGCCTTTGAAATACGCTAAAGAGTTCTTAAAGTCTAAATCTTGGGAAGAAGAAAAAAGACCAGTAAAAAAAGAATCTTCAAAGAAAAAAGGGTAGGCTTGAGGGTTTACCCTTCCTTTTTTAAGGGAGGTAGAGAGTATGTATAAAGATAACGAGTTGAACGAATACTATATTGAGAAAAAAGATATACTTGATAACACAATGTATAGTGAACATGAGTTAGGTCTAATATTTGGTGATGATCTAAAGAAGGCATTTAAGTTAATGTCACAAGATATATACACTTTGATATACAACGCATATAGAGGGCCGTATATGAGCGACCATATCGAGTATATGCAAAAGAAAATTGAGGACAATTCTAACCGAGAGCAGTATCAACTTAAACGTGCTATGATTGAGTATGTTAAAGGTGCTGTTGAGAGTGGAATGGACTTAAGTGAATATTTAGACCAACCTAAAGACAAATACCCACGCACTGTTATAAGAGAATTGAGAGTAGCGATGCTCATTGATGGGGCTCGTAAAAGACTATGAGACATAAGCCTAAATATAACTCAATGAGGTTGATATATGTTGATTTAGATGAACAAGAGCATTTAATATATTGTGATGATGTCTCATCTAGTAAATATGTATCAAACTTAATTGGGCAACCTACAAAAGACAGTGGTAGTCGCTTCATAACGGACAGTGATGTTGAATTTGAGATTGATGGTGTGATAATAATGAAAGATAAAAAGAAACGTATCACAGCACTCCCTAAAATCAAAATCAAAGGCAATAATACGCGTAGAGGTTACTATCGCAAAGATAAAGTTATAGACACAACATGAACTTACAAGAGTTTAGGTCGATTATTCAAGCGCAGATGCCATATGACACAGGTTTTATGTTCTTGGCTGGGGCAAGGTATTATGACACGGCACACTTCCAATTAGCCGTATATGATACTGAACGAGTGCCATACATTATATTCAATGAAGAAGGCACTAAATACTCAACAAAGAACAAAGGCTTTATTAGTCAAAAGACAGTCGGTGCATTGAATAGATACGCATTAGGTGGAGACAAGCGAGTCTTGAGTCGCTACGAAGAATACAATAACAGGCGTGGGTCATTAAATATGATTAGGCAAGGTGCGTTAGACAAAGTAGCAGGTGAGCCTAATTGGATAGGTGACACAACAAGAATGAGAGGGTTAAGATGAAAAAGATATATGATTACTTCTTAACACAATTAAATAACAACACTGATGGTCTGGTCTATAAAGGTAACTTTTTGTTTCAATTCTTTAATGATAGTATGCAAGTATATGAGCCAGTCGAAGGTAAGTTGGTTAAAGAGGCAGTAGACTTTAGACCTGTCGCTATTACGACCAGTGAAGACATCCCTTTTGTAGAGAATAACGGTAGAGTGGATTGGTTACTAGAAATTGGTATGTTGATACCAATAGAAGGGCAGGTATATGATGAGGCAACTGATCTAGACTATGCTAACATTAGGACAGTATGCACTGCTATGAATGGGTCAAGTATTACTGTTGAAGGCACAAAATATGCTATTAAAGTCAGTCCATATCCTAAATATCGTGGTTGGTCATTATTAGGCGAAAAGAAATATGCTATATTGTCAATAACATTTAATTTAACTGAAACAAACAAAGGTAACTTTACACAAGATTGGACTATTAGCGTTGATAGTAAAGTATTAGATTATGTTAACGCAAGTTTTACTACAAGTAAGAGATTTTATACAGCAAATGATAAATCTGATGATAGTAACGACTATAATAAACCAATAGGGCGTTCAATTGTGTTAGAGGTAACGTTTAATTATGATAACGAGACACAATTGTTGGCTGAAGTTATGGGTAGTTCTGCATTAAAACAAGAACATACAGTCGTATTAACTTTTGGGGAGACAAGTTACACATACAAAATGGTTGTGGAGAGCGCGCCAATGGCATTATCTCCAGGCAATGTAATGCAATTAACAGTTAGAATGGTGGAGGTGTAGAGCGTGGCACAATTTAATCAAGGTAGTTATATGATATATCAACAAAAAGAAGTTGCAGGTGATACACCTATGTCACCACAATCACCAACTAATAATATGGCATCAAGTCCTAAAAACAATAATTTAACAATAAGAAAAGGTGCTATGATAGCCGTAGGTGCATCAGTTGCTAAAAGAGGATTCACAGCCTTTCAAAGTGAAGTTGTAGCAACGACTGGTAATGAAGAATTGCAGTCATTAATGAACAACGGTATGCAGATATTAGGTTATGCAACAGCAATAGGTATAGCACCAATAGCAGGGTCTATAATAGTTGGTGCTGATTTATTAACACAAGGTATTATTAATCAAAGAGCAAGAAATAGACAAAATAAAATGATTGAACTTAATAACAAATTACGAGGTAAACGAGCGAATATGGCTTCAGGTGTTGGTTATTATGATTAGTGTAAGAATAGGTGGCAATGTTGTTGAGATTGCAAGTCAATTAAGATTGCGACTTAATCGCAAAGAAGAGGCTGATAATGGTAATTTTGTAGTATTAAATGGGAGAGAAGAAAGATATAGCCCATATACAATTGTGGATATAACTTGGGACACCAAAGATTATCAAATGTTAATAGAGAGTGATAATGTTATTAAGCAAAATTCAACGCTTTACGAACATAATATTACATTAATTGAGCCAATGGCTATATTATCAACTATTTTTCCAGCCGATAGGTCATTCACTGATGTTCCATTAAAGACATTAGGCGAGATATTAGAGATATATAAAAAAGAATTGTTATACTTCCATGACTTTAGATTAGTTATAGCGAACACTATTTTACCTTACTATGATAAAGTAATCTTTGAAAGAGAGTATTCTAGTGTAGATATGGCAGTCATTATATATGATTTGTTTAGAACATTTGATGCAATACCTAGATTGAAATATAACAACAATATTTGGATATTATCTGCTGAACTTTACACCGAACGTAATAATGAGTTAACAATTACAACTGAAGAGAACAGAGAGACACAAGTTAATGATATAGACTACGCTACAAGCGTGATACATAAGTCTAGGAACGCTACAATCGAACAAAAGGCTATATGGTGGCCATCTAAAAACAAATGGGCGCTACCAACCTTTAAAGGTGACATTTACAAGACAAGTGATATACAATATGAATTAGATAGTGACATATTAAAGATAGAGCAAGTATTAGGTATGGCGAACGTAACTATTATTCATAATGTTGATGGTGACACAGACTTATTTATTGATGATTTAGAGGTAGATATAACCGACTCTGTATTTGAAGAGGAAGTTTACGAATCGTTACTTATTAACGATGAAACTAATCCAGATTGGCAATGGGATGAGTTTAGTGACAGAAGCCCAGAAAATCATTACAAACAAATTGCTATTAAATATTCAATTAACAATAATACAATAGATGGTTTGTTTTATAAAAATGATAATGTCTTATTTGATAGGAACGTAACATCATTATTGAATGTATTAAATGCTTATATTAGACTAGAAGCAATAAAGAAATATCCAGAGTTAGATATAAGAGAAGTGCAACTGAGAGATGATAAGACCGAAAATATTAAATTAAGAGTTAAATATAGACCAAGCAGAGATGTTGACTTCGCAGTTGAGAGACAAGACACATCTAAATTTAACAAAAGTTCTATATTAAACAACCAAAGAGACAGCAAAGCAGAATTAACAAGGCTTATTCGTAACGCAGATATATTTGTGAACAGGATAGGCAACGAGACAATCAACATAACACAAAGTAAAGAATATTGGGAACTAGGCGATTATGTTGTTATAGATGATGAATATTGGTTAATTACTGACATAACATACAACTTTGATAAGAATAATTGTGTTATAAGTAACGAGTTCACAAGAAACTTCGCCAATATCAATCGTGAAACTTCAATAGCAAGACTTCCATCGCCATATGTTTACACAGGTAAACGCTTACAAAGTAATTTTATTATTAAAGAATACATTATATTTGATACTGAAACAGACAGCGATGATAGTGACTTAAATGACTTTTTAAAAAATGTTGCTATCAATATATTTGATTATAACAGCACATATAACACACCATTAACTAACGCTTTTATTAACGACACATCAAGGATAGAGTTAGATGACTTAGGGCGCAAAAGGTTAATTAACGCACCATTGTTAACTGGTGGTAGTGGTAACTTAATATTAGCGCATTTAGCAATGCGTGACCCAAGAGTTGCTGGTAATAGTTCGATTGAATATAGAAACAGTTATTACAAGAAACCAATATTATATACTAGGTCAGACTTCACTGTTGAGAATTTATATTTAACTTTCGCAAAAGACTACATTGAAGATGGGCGAGATTATCCTAGCGTATATGTCGATGAGAGCGATGAGTTACTTAATTACACAATGCCTATTAACAAAGACCCTAACGATACATTGGCTATCACTTGGGAATTGTTAGTTAAGAGTAAGAGTAAAAATATAATTGTGTGTAATGGGTTTGCTAAGTATAATAACTTAGTCAATGAGTTTGAATTAGAGCCTGAGTTGAAATTATACTCTAGATCAGCGCCATATGATAAGTTAGAAACAACTTTAACCGATGCTGATGTTGAGATAGATAAGCAATATAGTTATCTAAATAGAACAACAAACACATTAGTTATTCAAGATGAGTTAGATAATGCTATTGAGTATTGGGCGTTGGCTTATGACAATGAGTTAATATTATGTGGAAATAATAACGTTAAAGAAATAAACATAATATTCAAAAATGAAGTTGATTATAAAGACTATGTTGAGCCAGAGATTGATGTAGTAGATTATACTATATCGCCTGTTATTTTTATAAATAGCAACTTAACTGAAAATATTACACAGTTTGAATCATATCGAGTTAGACCTGTTATTGAAATAGATAGTAGTGTTGCTGAAACAATAACTAAAATTGAATTTGTAAGAAATACAGTTCAACCAGCAATAATTATTGATAGTGATATAAGCGAACAAGTTAGTGCGATAGTATATATTAACACAGTTGTTCAACCTACTATTGAATTAGGAACTTCTATAACTGAACAAGTTAGTGCTGTTGAGTATGTTGATGTTGTAGTTCAACCTATCATTGATTTAAATACTAACGTAAACGAACAAGCAAGTTCATATGTATACGTTAGAAACCAAGTGCAACCTATTATTGAATTAGACACCAATATAAATGAGCAAGTTAGTTCAATTATATATGTTAATAACCAAGTGCAAGTCACAATAGTTATTGATAGTGATGTAACTGAAAATATAACTAGACCTATATTTGGTTTACAAGAATTAGCAACTGCACCAACGACTGTTGATTTAGATGTTAATGATTTAGGTTATATAAATACATTTGATAGTAGTGTTCAAGAAACTATTGAGCAAGAATGGGGCATGTTAGAGTTATATAGCATAGGAACAACTTGTAGCATTAACAAAGGTTATATTGAGAGAATTGGTGTTGACACACCTGAATTTACATTAACTGTATCAGGTGGCGATTTAAGAAATTATAGTGCAATATTAAGTGCTATGCAAACACAAGAAACGCAATACTATAATGATATGGTTGCTGATGATATACCAACTGAAACAATATTTAAAGTAGATGATGGTTTAAGTGTAGCATATTATAAGATATTGCTTGTAAGTAATAGAAAAAATTATTATGAAATAATAGATACAATTATATAGGAGGTAAAAAATGTTAACAGTAACTAGCAAAGGCGAGATGTTTAAAGCAATCGCACAGAATTTAACAAAAATTGAATTAAAGTATCAAGATGGGACAACAAGCGCTATTCAAAATGAGTCACAATTTTGGAATGAGCCAGATGGGACAGACACATTAACACAAAAGACAGATGTTGTGTTTGATATTACATCAGTAGGTGATAAAAATGTTTCAGGGTTTAATATGTATTTTGAAAGTGATACAACAAATACCACACCAGCGTTAACACACGATTTTGAAACAATATACAATTACCCAAATGATGGCACATTTACTTTCGATGGCGCAAGAATTATTTTAAATTAAGGAGGATATTATGGCAATTTCAAATGGTTTAAAAGTAGAAATGTTAAATAGATTAGATCCAACTAAAACAGAAGTTGGTGTTGGGTTGACTAAAGTAATACTTATTAAAAGAACGCCAACAGGCGAAGAAGATTATGTTGCAGATGGTATTTATGGTGGTTATGAAAATATAAGTTGGGCAATAGATGGTGAAACTTATGATTTAGTCCAAGATGGTGAATTAGATTTTAATATAGAGCAAGGCGTTAGAATTGTTGGTTATAAGATTATATTTGATAATGGAACAACCGAGTCGTTAGGTGCATATCGAGATTTGAATGAGTATATCTATGATGAAGATGGGTTGTTCACTTTAGATAACATCACTATATTATTATCTTAAGGAGGTATATGATGAAAATTACAGTCAAAGAAACAGTTAAGACAACTGGAAAAGTTAGAGTTATACCAAAAAATAAAAAAGAGAGCAATGAAGATGCAAAAAAAGATAGTTAAAGGAGCAATCTTTATAATGATAGCAGTGGTGTTTGTGTTTGCTAGATTCTATA